TCTTTGCTTAATAGCGTATAGGAAGTCTGCGGCAAGCTGTTGAGTCTGAGAAACTATCAGTACTCGGAAGTTCGGATTCTGAGCCACCTTCATAGTCACATATTCGACCGTAATGGACATTGACTTTGCGTGGTTCGGCGGGATGTTGATAAGGATACGGTTGGAGTTTAGACCCTTTTCAAACTTCATACTAGGATGGTTCCAAGAAGGCTCACGGCCTTCAATGACATCTACTAGGTTCTGCTGGTGTGGAAAGACCTTGTGGTTCATATAGCGTTCGCAGAACTCGGCATAGCTCAAATCGTGAGCATCGGCTTCAGCGAAGTTCTTGGTCTTTAGACCGAGGCGGGTTCTATCTGCCTTATCAGCAAAAGCCTTATCGGATCTGCGGTAGTACTCGTAGGTCTTACCGGACTTGCCAGCTGCGGCGCAAGCCGCCTCTACAGTCATACCTTCTGCCATAGCGCCGAGAATAATTCTCTTGGCTATGTCGGCTGAGTTCTCTGCCACTTGATGTCTCCTACTAGTAATTGCCCAGACGGGCCGAAATCGGTTCTTCTTAGCCCAAGAGGTGTCTTGGGCCGGAATCAGAGATTCCTTATACTAGGCGGATGAGTCTCATATATCGAGATTTAATAGTAAATAGATCTGGGCTGCCCGTAGTACCGAAGGTACTGCTTTCGGGCTTAGCGCCCGAACAAGCTACAGCGCAGTGAGGGGTAAGTTAGTACTCGGCCTAGGGGCCTCGTTAGAGGCCAACCGTACTGCTCGAAAACTACTTGCCGTACTTTTCTCCCCTACTATATATAAGACGCAACATTTATACCCATATTGCGTTTTTTTGGTGTGATGTGTAACACAGTACTGGTGATCATAGTAAAAGTGCTGTACAGCGCTACTTTCGGCCTTCGACTTTATCAAATATTTTTTTGTGGGGTACATATACTATAAGAGCGCAGGATTCAACAACAGGGGGTTCGGTTTTTACGCGCCTGTGGATAACTCTGTGGACAACTTTGCAGGGGCTGTGGATAAGTTTTGCAGAATTTTGCAGGGCAGACTAGCTAACCGGCATAACGATAATCATTATCAACTAGCTAACCGGCAAGGCTATCCTCATTAAATAAACATAACCGGCAAGGCTATCCCTATTTAATATCTTCCACCGGCTAAGAGATAGCTCACCGATTACCGGCTAAACCTTGCCACCGATAGGCCACCGGCCTACCCGATAACCGGCTACCTAATCGCCGGACATATGCCAGGAATAACCCGATCCAATAGCTATAACCGGCTAACCGATAGCCTTAAATATATGACCATTATATGACCATTAAGTGTTGCGATATGGGGGATAAACCCCTAGATTACTCTTAGTGAATAGCTCACTACTTAGGAAAGGGTAATCGAATGAATACATATAAATATATTTACGAGGATCTTAAGCAGACTATAACTAACGGTGAAGATATGGAAAGTATCCGCGATAATAGCGGCGAATGGATAGATGGATATCTTCCAATTTACAATAACCGCATTATTGAAGAGTGGCAGAATATGCCAGGAGAATATGATAATCGCGGCGCGGATGAATTGGGAATTCCGGGAAGTGTATCTATTATCTCTTTAATGCAATTAGATTTATACCTTTATTATTCCGATTTATTTTTTCAGATACTTAACGATATCGCGGAAGAATTGGAGAGTGTGGCCTAATGATTACCCTAACCGGTGGCCTAATCGTAGGCCTTGCACTATTAGCTATTAAAGGCCTGGCGCTATTTTTAATGGTATTAGGCGCTATTGATTTATATTCACATATTAAAGGAGAATAAGACTATGACTACACAATATAAGCCTATGAGCGCGACTAACCTAATTCTATGCCTATCCGGTGAGATGGAGATAGATCCGGGTTTATTAGTGGAAACCATTAAAGAAGATAGCGACTTAATGCGGGTAGTTAAGTCATATGGCGCGGGAGACTTCACCTACGCGCAAGTATTAGACACGTTAGCCGATTACTTCTAGTAGTGAATAGTCACCTATCGGCCTAGCCGGTAGGTGGCTATCTGCGACTAGCGCAGACTTAGGAAAGGGTAAAGTAATGGATAAAGTAATGCAGGAGACTAAGCTAGACACGCTCACAATAAACGCAAGTGAATTAGCCGATTTATTGAATGGCGCAAGTGTAGCTATGGATAAAGGTAAAGACGCCATATCTCGCTTAGGTAGTATCTATTTAAGCGCGAAAGATGGCAAGGTTAAGGTTAAGGCTAGCGATAGATATCGCCTAATCGTAGGAGAGAGTACGCTAGGGGGAGAGAGTGAGCTAGGAGAGTGTCAGATCCGCGCTAATGACGTTAAGAATATCCTTGCCACTATAAAGGCTAATAAAGTAGCGCGAGAGATTACCCTTACACGCGTAGGAGATAGCCTAAGCGTAGCTATCGGCGGCACTAGCCTTACCGTATATCTAGGTGGAGAGACTTTCCCACCTTATGAGCACCTATTAGGGGGAGAGAGTGAGCCACTACCGGCTATCTCCTTTAACGCCACCTATATGGCAGACTTTGCGAAGGTACCTTGTTCGCATAAGGGTGGCCACCTAATTATGGAATTCACCGGTGAAGCTAAGCCTATCCGCGTTAAAATTCCCCACGATAAAATTGAATGGGTAGCTTTACTTATGCCTATGCGCGTTAAGTAATTAAATCTAGTGGCGTACTATCCTATTCTCTTCCAATATGGGGGAGAGTAGGGTAGTCTGCACCTAGCAATTAGGGCAGATTATGAGAGAGGGTAAGTAATGATTAAGTACGCAGCTGAAAGAGAGAGAGTGTTAGACGAATTAGTCGTAGCTTATGACGAATTAGCGGGAGAGAGACTAGACGGGCTTATCTCCCAAGAGATATACCTTAAGCGTAAATTAGAATTGAACGGTATCGCTATTGACTCGGGTATCGGATCACCGGAAATAGAGAGGGAGATAGCTAAGCGCTATCGCCGATAGGGGAGGGTAAGTTATGAATACGGTTGAGCTATTAGATACCGGCGATACATATAAGGAAGCTATCTACGGTTGGGGAGCGCGTGCGGAAGAGTGTCCGTTAGGCCATAAGATCCGCGTTACTTTCCAAGGGTTGGAGCCTAAGACTGGATACGCGTATAAAGAGGAGGGTAGCTATTTAGGTATTCGCTATACCTGGCGCAGCTCAAAGTGGTGGAGCCTACTTAATTACAATAACCCGCTAGTGAAGTTGGAGCTATCGGTAATGGACGGTAAGGGTAATTCAGAATATAAAACTATATGGGAGAGAGGGTGCAAGTAATGAATAATAAGCTATTGAAAGAGAAGATATATGAAGAGCTTAATAGTGTAATTGAAGAAATTACGCAAGCGGAATTGGGAGATGAGATGATACCTACACTATCCGGTTGGGAACTTGCCCTAAAGTGGGTACTTAATACGATAGAAGAGGGAGAGAGCGAATGAGTAAGTGCCACGCCTATGGGTGCGAGAATAATCAGCAGGAAGATTTCTATATGTGCGACTATCACTATGGCGTGACCTGTGGCGATCACCTAGTCAATATTGGGGAGTGCGGGTGCCAGATATGAGTCACGCGCACACTTATATATATGGAGATATTCCCGGCTTAGGCGAGTGCGCCTGCGGTGGGTATAAAGTATGGAATAGATTTACCAAACAATATGAAGAGAGAGAGGGAGAGTAATGAGTGAGATGAGGGAGACAATGAACGAGGAGCTGGCGGAGATGATACGCACACTAGAGAAGGCGAATTCTGCCCTATCACGTATCTTTAATGTGGAAGAGGGAGAGGGAGAGAATGAATAGCGATACCGACCTTAAAGAGTGGGCTACCGGTGAATCGGTAGGCAACTGTTGGAACTGTAATTCTTGGTGCGATAGCCTAGAGGTAGGTATATGCCAGACCTGTATTAGCGAGGAGAAATAGTGAATAATTTTATTGAAATGCGTACCGATTTGATCGAGTACCTAGTGGTAAGTCCAGAGGGAGAGGTCACGTGGCAGGGAGATAACCCTGCCCTGGCTATCGAGGCATATAAGGAACTGCCCGCCAACTCACGTGTATTGGTGCAAGGGTGGGAGAGGGCGAACACTAGTGAGATGCCTACGGGTAGACCAGTAGACGTGACTGCTCTTATCGGGGCGGTGAGAGGGGGATGGATATGGTAGAGCCTTGCTGGAATTGTAATCAGATAGAAGAGCAACTGTACTGCCCTGAGTGTGTCACTACCGAGCCTACAGGGTGCGTTAATTGTGGCTACTGCACCGAGTGCAGCAAGGTCTGGTCTCGGCTGGACTTTAATGGTTGGAGAGGAAGAGAATGATCGAGTGGCTATTCTTTACGCTAATTGCGGTAGTATTCGTACTATGGATGGAGAATAATAAATGGTAAGTGAGGTAGAGCGCAGGATAGAGAGCGCCCAAAAGCTATTAGTAATTCAACGTAACTATCGAAGAGCAAGGGATCGAGCTATGACAAAGCTAGCCCGCGCTCACAAAGAGGAATATCTCCAGCTATTGGAAAGAGAGAAAGCGAAAGATGAAGAGACTGGTAGGCGCTGGCTTGATATTGCTGGCAATAGTAATAGCATCGAATCATATAAAGATTACGCCGAAGGTGCCGTTGATCCCAGTAATGAAGGAACGAACCCAAGCTACTATGGAGGAGAAGAATGAGAATCGAAGAATCGCAAGGGAATATAGTCGCGCTCTCGGATATTCGAGAAAAGAAATTGCGTGCCTGCTCACCCTATGGACCCGTGAGAGCAGGTTTGACCACCTTGCCAAGCCAAGAGACCGTAACGGTAGACCAGTTAGCTCAGCTTTCGGAATTGCTCAACTCCTTGGAGAGCGTAGTGGAGAGCCTGAGTTACAAGTCTTACACGGTCTACGATACCTTGACCATCGCTTTGGAGGGAGTGCGTGTAGCGCTCTACGACACAGTGATAGACGAGGCTGGTACTAATGAGTAACTTATTTAGATACTGGTATTGGTTAGGTCAGAAGATGGGCTGGGTTAGCCCAGCAATATGCGCTACTCATAACGGGACATATGAGTGGGAGAGCGAAGAGAATCGCCAGGAGTGGGATGACGGTGGCGATCCCTGCGTACACGTAATGGTTATGCTAGAATAATCTAGCCTTACCCTCCTAAGCGGAGTAGCCCTACCGGAGTTAACCTCTTTCGCCGGTAGGGTTATTTCTTTTTAAGCCAGACCTGAGTGTTCTTAGCTAGTAATTCATAGTCTCCATTGTGACGGTGGAGGAAGAGATCGATACCTACCTGCGGTGCAAGGCGTGGGTCTCCAGACTCGTGACCCCAAGTGTAATCATCGAATGCCATAATGCCACCGGACTTGAGCAGTGGCCACGATAGCTCACCATCTAGCAGCACACCTACGGTGGTGTGGTCTGCATCTACATATATGAAATCAAAGATACCTTCTCGGTTAGGACGATTAAGAAAGTCCATAGTTGTAGAGGTAACACGCAACACTTGCTGGTAATGATCTGTCTTATGACGGTATGTGTCATAGACGCTAACAAAATCCATATCCTTATGAGCTTCTTCATCACTGCCACGCCAAGTATCTACGTCAGTAAGGTAGCAATACTTACCAGTAAGAATGTTGTCACACATCCAGAGACTGGCATCACCAGTGAATGCACCCAGTTGTAAGAAGCGAAGCTTATCGGTACCAGCCAGTGGTACAAGGAACTCTTCAAAGTTATGCTGAGCAGACTGAGCAAACCAATTAGGGTAGTCGGTCATTTAGAATCATTTACGTAAAATCCAGGGCCTTTGAAGGTAACAGTAGGCGCAGTCCACTTACGACGGAACTCATTGCAACACTGGGTGCAGATAATAGTTTCTTCAGGGTCACTCATCTTGCGTTCGATCTGGCGCACATCACCACACCCTGGACACTCATACTCATAGATCAATGTCTAGCTCCTCTTCAATAGCCTGTATGCGAAGTATCAAATCGTACATATATTGTTTAGTCACAATAGGGTAACACTTGCCATACTCAATGTGTTGTTTTAATTCTTCCAAAGTATTAGGACTACAGGTTATGTGCTTCTTTAATCGCTTGCTCATAGCTTCACTGCCTCCGAAATATCTAAGTAACCTACTAACTTATTAACCTTGTAACGATTAGAGAACTCACTGGTAGCTGGCATACGGTGTGTTACCCACTCAGGTTCAGGTACATCCATCAGATCAAATGAGAAGATACCCTCCGGTGTACTGTTGATATAGTACGGAGTAAGGTCACGTTCTGCTGCCTGAGTGATGAGCTTCTTGTACTTCATCTCTTCTATAAGTAGCGTAGAATAATGGGTATAGCGACACTTGAGTTCGATGTAGTGACCTGCCTTGGCGCTAATACAGTCAAAGGAATCGTAGATACCAGGTGACTTCTCTAAGTCAGGGTAAGATCG